ACAAAATCAAAAAACAAAAGTACGACATTCCCGAAGATCGTTATTCCAAACCCTGTGGAGGGTCATACGGCTTCGATGATTTCGTCGAACGTTGGCACGAATAGTATAAATATAGCAGAAAAATTGTATCGTTAGATGCCTGCGATTCGTCAATCCCGTAGTTTTAAAGACATTTCACTGTCTTTTCGCAGGCACCCTGTGACAAATGACGTGGTTGGTATCACAAATGAGGATGCGGTCAAGAGATCTGTCAGAAATCTGGTTGAAACCATCAATACTGAACGTCCTTTTAACTCACTGATTGGTTCAGGAGTTCGTTCTAGTCTCTTCGAACCTGCAGATCGTGACATTTTGACTCGTTTAGAGATTGAAATTGAGACTTCGATCAAAAATTTCGAACCAAGAGTCAGATTGACGAAAGTTTTAGCACAACATCCATTCGATACTAACGAAATTACAGTCCAAGTTGAGTATGACATCATCGGACAAGAGTCTCAACCACAAGAATTAACCTTCATTCTCCAACCGACTAGAGTATAATGGCGTTTACACAGTATACAACACTCGATTTTGAGGAAATTAAAGTCAATTTACGTGAATTTTTGAGATCGAACTCAAATTTTACGGATTTTGACTTCGAAGGGTCTAATTTATCGGTTCTTATTGACCTTCTTGCGTACAATACGTACACAACAAGTTATAATGCGAATATGATCGCGAATGAAGCGTTCATTGACAGCGCAACATTACGCGAAAACGTAGTCGCACTCGCTAGAAACATTGGATACGTACCTCAATCTCGACGAGCTGCAACTGCAAACGTCTCATTTTCGGTGGATTTAGGTGCAGGCACGTCAAAATCAACGGTGACACTCAAAGCTGGACTCGTTGCACTGGGTGATTTTGCAAATACTAACTTTACCTTTGCAGTTCCAGAAGATATTACCTCACCTGTAAAGGATGGAATCGCATTTTTTACGATTGATATCAAACAAGGTACATTTTTAACCAAAGAATTCACGGTTGATATCTCTCAAACCAATCAAAGATTCATATTACCTAACCCATTTGTTGATACATCAACATTGAGAGTCAATGTCAAAGATACTGCATCATCAAGCACGATCAAAAATTATAAATTACTTGATAATATTGTTGGAATCACGACAACCTCTGAAGTTCACTTGATTCAAGAGGTTCAAGATGAAAAATATGAGATTTTATTTGGAGACGGTGTTTTTGGTAAAAAACTTGGTAACAGAAATGTAGTTACCGCAACATACATTGTGTGTGATGGTGCGAATGGTAACGGTGTTGCAAATTTCCAATTTGCTGGAAGACTACTTGATAATGATGGTGGTTTAGTTGTCACGGGTATATCAGACATATCCACAAACATTCCATCTCGAAACGGATCTGAAATAGAGAGTATTAGCACAGTTAAGAATCTAGCTCCAAGACTTTACTCATCTCAGTATCGTGCAGTAACCGCCAATGACTATGAGGCGTTGATACCGACCATTTATTCTAATGCAGATAGTGTAACTGCATATGGCGGTGAAGAGTCAACTCCACCTCAATTTGGTGTTGTGAAGATCGCAATCAAACCCAAGAACGGTCAATTTGTTTCTGATTTTGACAAGAGAGACTTACTCGCAAAATTAAAACAATATGCGGTTGCTGGAATCAAACCTGAGTTTGTTGATCTGAAGTTCCTGTTTATCGAATTAGATTCTACTGTGTATTTTAATACAAACGCAGTTGCAAGTGTATCAGATTTGAAAACCAAAGTCATCACATCTTTGACTACTTTTGCAAAGTCTGATGATTTGAACAAGTTTGGTGGTCGATTTAAGTATAGTAAGGCACAAAAAATTATTGATGACACTGATACTGCAATTACATCAAACATCACAAAGGTACTGATTCGCAGAAACCTCATAGCTGACACTGCAAACTTTGGACAATATGAACTGTGTTTTGGTAACAAGTTTCATAACCGTAGAAATGGTTTTAATATCAAATCATCTGGATTCACTGTGGATGGTATACGAGGGACTCTATTCTTTGCGGACGCTTATGTTAGTGAAACCAGAGGTAGACTCTTTGTGTTCCGTCTAGGTCTTGATCAAGAACCAGAGGTCGTTATAACTAACGCAGGCACGGTCGAATATGACGTTGGAGAAATCCTTATAGATACAATAAGGATCTTATCAACAGTCAAAACTGACAACGTGATTGAAATTCAGGCTATTCCCGAATCGAACGATATCATTGGTCTCAGAGACCTTTTCATTCAATTGTCTGTTGCTAATAGTTCTGTCACTACAGTTCAAGACGTGATATCTACAGGCGCTGATACCTCTGGATCATCGTTTGTGTCAACATCCAGCTTCTTAAACGGAAAATATATTAGACAGTAATGATCGACACCGCTTCCAAGAAAGTCCAGATCAATCAGATCGTACAGAGCCAATTACCCTCTTTTATTGTGGATCAAAATCCACTTTTTGTGGATTTCTTGGAGCAGACCTATCTATCACAAGAGTTTCAAGGTGGGCCGATTGATCTTATTACAAATTTTAATGAGTATCAAAAAGTTGAAACCTTCAGTGGTAACGATAATCTGATTGGTTTCACAACCTGCAGTGAGAAAGTTTTTTCTTATGATGATACTATTAACGTTGTTTCAACTGCTGGTTGGCCTAGTGAGTATGGTCTTCTAAAAATTGGTAGTGAAATTATTTCATATACTGGTATCACAACAAATTCTTTTACTGGATGTATTAGAGGATTCTCTGGTGTCGAAACTCTTCACAAATCGAATCAACCAGAGAGATTAGTTTTTTCAAGTTCTGAGGCATCTGATCACCTTTCTTCCTCTCGTGTTCTCAATCTAAGTAATCTATTTTTACAAGAGTTCTATAGAAAACTTAAAGTTCAGTTCCTACCAGGATTTGAGGATAGAACTTTATCAGAAAAAGTTGATAAAGCAAACTTTATTAGACAGGCCAAAGATTTTTATTCATCAAAAGGAACCGACCAATCATTCAAAATTCTTTTTGGTGCACTTTTTGCCAAAGAAGCGGATATTATCAAACCAAGTGATTTCCTCATAGCACCTTCAGACGCTGATTATGTCATCACTGAAGATTTAATTGCAGAACTTGTTAGTGGTGATCCTCTAAAGTGTGTTGGTCAAACTCTAAGTCAGAACAATAACGAAGGTGCGTCAGCGTCTATTTTCAATATCATTCGTCAACCAAAAAACAATAGGGAATATTTTCTGATTAGTCTCAGTAAGGGTAGTATTCAAGGTGATTTTAAGGTCACCAAAAATACAGCTTTGGTTGAGGGTGTTGCAATCGGTGCAACAGTTCTGACTGTCGATTCGACAATTGGATTTGGTAACACAGGCACAATTTTTGTGGGTTTTGGTCAAACTGTGGGGATTGCAACATATACGACTAAATCCTCAACTCAGTTTTTCGGTGTGTCGGGTATCACATCTGCATTTTCAGATGGTGAATTTGTCAGAGATGACAATCTTATTTTTGCATACGAAAATGGTGATATTAAAAAACCAGTTTTCTTCAGACTTACTTCAGTTGCATCAAAAGTTAACTTAAGTGATGTCGGATTTACAATCCCAGGTGATACGTTTAAGGCAAAAAGTATAGGTAATATATCAAAATCAAATAACAATAGACTCAACTCTTGGATTCATAATCTTAAGACAAAAAGTGATGTTGCAAAAGATGTTTCGACTAACAAGTCAAATATTGATATTCCAAACAATAGAATCACAACTTCAACTCCTCATTTGTTGGTAGTTGGTAATAGTGTGACGATTTTAGATCAATCTTCAAATACACCCTCTAATGTTGAGGGCACAGTCACCGTTGTCAATGACTCCAATACATTTACAATCAATATTACATCAGGTTCTTTAAATCAAAATATTACGTATAAGGTGCGAAAAAATCTAAATTTTGCATCTCACAGTGATAGTAGTGTCATAGTAAACAAATTTGTTTCAGACGTTCAGAATTCTTATTCTGATCTAGATGATAAAAATGTTTTTGTAGCCTCTGGTTCACTTCCATCTTACACTATTTTCGCAACTAACAGAAAGAAAACATTTTCTGCAGCCGCTGTAAGTTCAAATGCTATCACAATCAATAATCACGGTTTTTATTCAGGTGATTTTGTAAAATATAATCCAGTTGGATCGACAATCGTCACGGGATTATCAACGGGGTCAATTTATGCTGTAACAAGAATTGATCAGAACACAATCAAATTATCGACTAGTTCTAGTGATGCGGCCAACAAATCTTTTATTACAATAACTGGTGCCGGCACAACTCACCAATTAGTTCCCAACAACCTATCATCTAAACTTATCAATCATCAAAACTTTCTAAGAAAGTTTCCAACATCACCACAGTTGAAAGAGAATGAAGTAGAACTTTTAAACGAAAATGTGGGAATGTTTAGAAATGGAGTGGAAATATTTTCTAATAAATCTGGGGATGTCATTCATTTTGGTAAAGTTGTCAATATCGATGTAGAGAATGGTGGATCTGGTTTTGATGTCATAAATCCACCTAATATTCATATTAAAGACTCTGTAGGTTCAGCCGCCACCGCGTATGCGGTTGTAGAGAGTGGAACTTTCAAATCTATTGATATTTTGAGTGCGGGTTACGATATTCAAAAAGTTCCAACTATTACAATTACTGGTGGTAATGGAACTGGTGCGACTGCATCTACTAGATTAAGAAGAGAACGTTTTGGTAAATCATTTGACCCAGATATTGACGTAAATTTAACTCTTGATCAGATTCAATTTACAAGTAGCCATAGATTCTTCAATGGCGAATCGGTTGTTTATAAAAAATCATCTAATTTTGCAGCCATCGGTGGATTAGTGGATGGATCAATTTATTATGTGAATAAGGTAAGTGACAGTACAATCAAATTGATGAACACCTATGATAATGCTCTCGCTGGTATTAACACAATCAATCTCACAAGTAAGTCAACAGGAGAAAATACGTTAACATCTACGACTCCAAGGAACGT